TAGTCATGTCAAAACAACGATGATAATCTTCTGAAGTTGAAGAATCATCATAGACGAATCTCACGAATATCTGCTTCGGGTTTTCAACAAACGTACAATCTAACGTATCAGAATCAAAAATATGGAATCCCTTAATAGATCCATAATCCACCCAAGTCATCTGATAGGGGATACCAACGTAATGTACATGACCATCCGTTGAGCGGTGATGAAAATGCCCAGAATATACCGCCTCAAATTTCTTGAATTTTTTGGTAGAGAGACCATCTTCATGTTTATTTCCTTTATCCATTTCAAAACCAGAGAATTCAAAGTGACCGAAAGCAATATTAGCTTTAGTCGTTTTTAAAAAGGTGTTTGTGTCATTTTCGTTTTCGCTGTTTATCCATGGGAATATTGCAACTGCGGTTTTGTCTATTAATACTTCGGTAGTTTTAGAATACAACTTGACATTTTCGTATTCTCTTAAAATCAACTCAGGAGAATTAGTGTCATTGGTGTTCTTAAATGTGGTGTCATGATTTCCTATTAGAATGTTGAATTCTATATTGTTGTCTTGCATATACTTAAACACAGTATCTTTCCAATATTTAAGGATATTGAAATTTATGAATTTTCTTCGATCAAACATATCACCAAGTTGCCATATTACAGATATGTTATTCGACTTCATGTAAGGAAACAACTGTTCCATAAAAAATGAGATATGATAATCAGCAAACACCAAGCTATCATTTCTTGAACCGATATGACAGTCACCCAATATTATAATTTTACTCATTGATGTTAACTCCATCCTTTTAGATTTGCTCGACATATGCTGGCAATAAAGTAATCATCAGATAGATCATTTAAACGTTCATGTAAAATCATATTATACGAGCTTATTCCTCGGCGTTCATAAAGGCTTCGAGTTTTGCGGCCTTCTCGGCCTTCTTCTTTTCTTTTTTCGCTTCATACTCAGCAGTATCGTAGTAATAATTTTGCCTCATCTGCTCAACAAAATCCAACGGCTGACCATCAAAATCTTCTAGATCCATGAGTTCATCAAGCGGCAACTCGTCAAGTAGTTTTCCGCGGATATAACTTTGTTTTTTCTCTGTTTCGATTCTGCGTAGGAAGGCAAAATAAGCAATTTGGGTGAAATATGCAAACGGATTACTGGATTTCTCTGGGTCAAAGTTATCAACCACGCGCAGACAATTCTCTAATGCATCACCGATCATCTCTTGGCGATACGAATAACCTATGAAATTCGGTTTATAAGATAGATGATTGCAAATATCGAATATACACTTAGCAAGATAATTTGATAGGACTGGTTTTTCTTCACCTTCTGCCATAGCATCAACAATCTTTTTTCGTTCAATAATCGCTGCAAGAAAATCCTTATTAACGACATAGTGGTTCTTTTTAGTCTCAGTTGACATTCATGACCTCTTCTTTCGGGTAACACTCTAAAACATATAAATAAAATTGATCCTTCAATTGATCAAGTTCGGGAATGTTTACTTTATACCTCAGCCCAATCTCAGCTGTAGTAAACATTAACTCGTCAAAAAGAGATTTTAAAGACTCCTTAAGCTTTGCATCTTTTGTGGCTATTGCTTTCTTTACTTGTTCTTTTATCTTAAAGGCGTTCCCCGCAAATACAAAGGAGGAATAAATCCTCATATGATTCTGATCCAGAGTTGCTATGTTGACAATCTTATGGATAGGAACTTTATAAGCTTCATCATCGCTAAACGGATTCCATTGCATCATTTGAATTTTTTCGTTATGAATTTTTACTTCATACGGAAGTCGCAAGGTGACAAAATTTGATTCAATGTTTTCTTCAATCTCGGCAAACAGGGTATCACCATTATCTAACTTGATAACTCCGGGAAATCTACTCAAGATTAACCTCCACAATGCTGTATTCAAATTGCTCTTCTGAATAGATTTTTAAACGTTCACCAAAATGTTTCCATGTATGATTCTCATGCTTGCCAACCCGCAGGTCGTCAGCCATATCAAACAACTTAACATGGGTTTTATCTGAAGCAGTACGCAAGCCACGGCCGATTGATTGAATCACTCGAATCATGGATTTAGTTGGGCTGGTAAAGATGATATTGTGAATCCGTTTAATGTTTACTCCGGTCGAGAGAGTGCCTGACGAAGCAACTAATATAGCACCAGGAACTAGTTCATGTGTTATTCGTTTTGGTTTCATAATAGATCCAGAATTATATAATCAATCATAACAAGTTAAAAGATTTGTGTCAAAATAAGTGCGCGGCGTGAAACGGGAATTCCCATGTGCTCTAATGTTATAATAGCCAGAAAAGAAATTAATTTCTCAAATTTCACTAGATGCATATAATTCTAGTGCATCTAAATCAATATCGTCTTGTATTGATAAATCTGCAGCGACTTTGTAATTTCCATTAACTAATTTTATTTTGGTGGTAGAATCAACTCTAAAAGTCTTATGATCAAATACTATTGACGTTTTAGTGCAGTCATGCATTTCCATTTTATGTCTTATTGATTCCCTCTCCTCCGCCGGGATTCCTCCATGAACGTAAAATACGGGTCTGGTGGGATCTTTAGAAGTAATGAGATCATTAAGTACTTGGCCATGTTTTTCAACCACAGTGAAAAAAACAATAGTGTTGCCGGTAAGAGATAAAGCAAGATTCCGAATAAAGTTGTTTCGTCTTTCATGGCGAACGATGAAATCCATTTCTTTCGCATATTCTGCCTTCTTTAACGCTTTAGACGTTTCTGGGGTATAATGATATACGATACCTTTAATTTTGATATTTGACAACACGCCAACGTCAATAAGCGCGCGGGTTGTGGCAACTTTTGTCGTTTCTCCGAACAATGATATCAACATTTGCTTATGGGTTTGAGATTTATCTAACGAACCAGTGAACCCAAGACGATAAGATGCATTAATGCATTTCTCGATGATGCCAGTTAGCTCTTTTGATTTTGCCAAGTGAACTTCATCACATATGACCACATCAAATTGCTCGAACCATTCGTTAGGTATCTTTGATTTTGCTTGGAGTGATTGCCACGTAGAAAGCACGACTGCTTTCTTTGTCTTCTTTTCCTGCCCGGCGTAGATTTGATGGACGTTAGATTCAACGTCCCAATGATTTTCTGTTGAATAATCAATAAAGTCAGATTTCATCTGTGAAACGAGTCCCACGGTGGGTACAAGCAACAATATACGCAATCCCTGATCTTCTAGGTATCTAACAATCGAGTAGATTTGTGCTGATTTTCCTGACCCGGTGGGAGATTGGATAAGGTGACGCCTATGTTTCAGCGCTTTGTAGATTGCAGTATATTGATAATCACGAAAGTTAATGGATTGGCCAGAAGAATACAAATCGATTGATTGCACATATTTAACAAGTGATTCTGGAGTTACGTCTGTATCATCTGATTCATATCCAACAAATTCGTATCCTCTAGCTGCGCAAAATTCTTCTAGTTGTTTATAGAGACCAACGTATGTCTTTTGCTTGTATGCAGACACAAGACGAATTTTTCCGTCCCATACCTTATTCTTGAACATTGGTGTATGCTGATATCCAGGAACGTAAAACTGAAAAGCTTCTTCCAGTTCATGTAAGACCGAAAGCTCAGTATCTAATCTGAGCCAGGTTTCGTTGATCTTTTTGACTATTAGTTTTTCAGGCATACACAATTTTAGTCTTTAGGTTGTATCTTTTAGCAAGTGAGTTCATGTTTTGGTTCCCCGTCAATCATTTTACTGCTTGGATATCTAAGAACCATCCTGAAATTTCATATATTCAAACAAAGTGCGAAGTTCATAGCCGCGACTGTTGATGGCTTTCATGATATATTCAATCGAATTCAGTGAAGTGTTCCAATATTCGAGTCTCTGCTCAAGGTCATTAAGATCTTCATCCTGCTCAAACAGTTGATTTAATTCGGCACTGGATGGTTTTAATCCTTGCCATTGCTCCCAACCATGATTTTCAAGATCGGCTTTAGTGAACTCGCCGCGATAATAACGGCGTTTCACATTCTTAATGGAATTGAGTTTCTTGAGAGCGGATGATCGTTTTGCACGAAACTCGATGAAATATCCGAGATATTTGGAATGCAATAAAGGAACTCGAGTAATTTCATCACCAACCTTAAGTTGATTTACTACTGCGTCCTTTTTCCATTCATCTAATACTTCTTCAATCGTCGCCATAATGATCCACTGTTACATAATAAAGTATATTTTATTATACTGAAGATTTAATGTCAAAAGAGACTACGTTAAAAGTCACGTTGAAAGTAACAGGATCAGAATCTGTTGGATTAGATCTAAGCTGAATGGGTGAAACGCTAATTGGGAAAACGCCAGTCATCACAAAAGCTAACGGACCCACGATCACAGTACAATTCGAGGTATCGTCAGATTTGATATCGTCAAGCGTTGATAGTTTTCTTAGCCAATTAAACACTTCGGTATATGTTATTAGGTTCTTATCAATCAAAATCTCGGCTTGGAGATCTGTAAAGGACATCTTTTCACCAGACAAGTTAATATCATGCCAGGGAGAAGCAACTCTGGCGGCATTCATTGACACTTCTGGTAGAACTAAAGAATGACAGAAGAATGGGATATGCGGCAATCTGTCAAAAATCAACTGATATTGCGTTTGTTGAAATAATGAAAAATCAAAACCGTCACAATTTATATCTGGGGTCATTTTACATCCTCAGTTTGACCAAACGTTTTACTTAAGATATCATGCTGTAACGAATAATGATCTGTATGCATTACGGGATATCCTCTTTCGATTAGGAAAGACGCAGCGAATGCAGAAATATCAGTTTCAGTTGCTTCACTTGCGTTTAGTTTATCTGAACTCGCAAGAATATCTGGCATTTTGTCTAACATATTTGCTCCTCATGGTGTTATGTATTTATAGGGTCAACGAGAACACATGATTTCCGCAATTCCAATAACGATAATATCCAGCATTCTTCATATTATCAGTTTCAGATTTTGAAGAATCGTATGTGGGTAACCATTTTTTAAGTTGAGCTTTTTGTGATTTAAATCTAGATATTATGTCAGTTCCGTTTGTCCAGAAATATCCAGGTGAAGTTGTTTTTAATAATGACCAGTTTTTGTAACCAGATCCAGAAAAATACTGTCGATCAACATATGATATAATCGACTTTGGACAATAATTTTTGATAAAGTGATCAATAAGTTTATCAAAACCGCCAACGACTGTAACACCGTTTAATGAACAAGATCTTAATATTTCCCATTCATGATGTTCATCAAATCTAGGTTTACCAAAAGTGAGTAATTGAACTAACTCATCTTCATAATATAATCCCAATTTAATTTTTGACCCGATATGTCCCTGAATATGATTTTTAAATAAAAACTCTTTTTCTTCGGGAACACTGACATCTTTAACAAAACATTTTCTAGCATATAGAACTCTATCATTTAGTCCAAGTTTGTTTTTAATGATCGATTTCACTATGTCTTCTTTTGTTCTCCAATCATAATCTGTAATCTGAATTAATGAGATGTTTTTTGAATCAGCAATATTCGTTTTATATATGTGTTTATTTTGATCGTTAAATTTGTCAGAATGCCAGTAAATTCCGTTCATTTCTATACCAACATTTTTAGAAGGCACAAAGCAATCGATCTCTAATTTACCGACAAGTAAATCTTGGCGACCGTGTTCTACACAAATATCAAGTGATTTAAGCCATGCCAAAAGTTTCTTTTCTTCTTTCGAAACGTTGTAATTTTTCTGTATAACAAATCCATGGGTTTTACAATATGATAATACTGTTCCGTAATGAATACCCAATTCTTCGCCGAGTTCAGATCCACTCTTACCCAGAACATTATAATGATGATGTAACCATTCTTTATCTTCTAACAAAGAAACTATCGATTCAGTCAGTTTTGGTTTTGTCCATAGGTGTTTTATATCTTGTCTCTGAGAATTAAATTCAACACCATATTTTTCCATCATTGTTTTTTTTCGTTTTTCTGTAATGGATTTATTATCTGCAGATTGTTTAGTTTTAGATATCTTTTCGGAACGAGTGGGATCGGCAAGGGAACATTTTACAGAACAGAACTTTGATACTTTATGATCTAATATAGTGATATCATTACCACACGCACATTTTGGTAATTCTGTTAAATGACCAGCGTCTAGAAACTTGATTCTATCAGAATAAGAATATGACTCAAGATGAAGTGTGTTCTCTATGAAGGTGTCCCATATTTTTACTTTATCAATTTTGTCAAAATATTGACGAGACAACGCTCTAGAATTAATTCGACCTATTTTATTAGTGAGGATAGATTTTAATTCAGTTAACCATTGCATTTGTTGTTGAAATATTTTACTGTAACATTATATGTATATCATATTGCGTTAATGAATGCAAATAAAAAGGGCATCCGAAGATGCCCCTTTTCGTGACCGTGTTAAAGCTTAGGTCAAGTTTGCAACCTTAGTCAGGCGATAGTAACCATTCTTACCAGCAGCCATACCAACGTTACCAGCAGAGTCAGAATCAGCACCAGCAAGCGGGTTACCGATCATGCCATAACGAGTCTTGAAGCCAATCTTCGGTTGGAAGGTGTTAGGATCAACAGCGCGCAGCATTTGCAGAGGAACGTATGGGCAATAGAACATACCAGCATCATACGGACTAGAACCCTTATAACCAACCAGGTAGTACTGTTGCACAGAACCGTTAGCCATGTACGGGTCAACGTAAACCTTATACTTGCCGTTCAGAACGCCAGCGAATGTGGTGCTTGCATCGTCAACAGACAGGTTAGCGCTGATAGCAGGAGCGTAATCCAGCATTCCAGCCATTGCCAGAGCAGAAGCAACGTCAGCGGAACACAGAATCATATTACCCCTACCGCGACGAGTGATTTGAGCGATACGATTAGCATCACGTTCGATTTGGAACAGCATGCCCTTGAAACGCTCAACAGACCAACGACCGTTTGCATCAGTGTCAAGGTCGAAAGTACCAGGAGTGGTCACGCCATAATCAGCACCAGGTTGAGCGATGGTGTAGATAGTGCGGATAACTTCGCGGTTAATTTCAGCAGTGATTTCCTTCGACAGGATGTTGCTCAGTTCGGATTCAGCATCCAGACCATGTACAGCCTTCAGGTCTTGTGCCAGTTCGATTGAATATTCAGCCTTCAGCGCACGGGACTTAGCAGTCACGGTGTGCTTCTCGATTGTGAAGCCCATTTGTGCAGGAACCAGGCCTTCACCAACGTCAGCTGTCATAGGTGCACCCTTGGTGAAACCAGGAGTAGAATCCCAAGGAGACAGACCATTTGTACCATCAACCGGAGACGAACCAACTTGAGTACCATCACCAGGGTTGGTTGTGTATGCACCAGAGAATGCAGAGTTAGCTTCTTGATACAGAGCTTCAGCACCTGTCGTCATGTCGGAACCGTAACGGCTCTTCAGCGCGAACACCAGGCCCGTAGGCAGGTTCATAGGTTGAACACCGCACAGGTCATAAGCAATCAGTTGGGGCATAGCACGACGAACCAGACCGATCAGGACGGGATCATACTTGTCAACGTTGCCAGTAGCGTTAGTAGGAGCAGCTTCGTTCAGCTGAATCTTTTCTTCACGCATAGCCTGTTCTTGGTTCTCAAGAAGAATTGCAGTAACTTGCTTGCGATAGTTGTCTTTGATTTCAGGCTGGTCAGCGTGATTAATAACGCCAGACCACTTTTCCATCAATTGTTGGGGAGTAAGTTTCATTTGTTTGATTCCTTTTTTTGTGAGTTTAAATTAACGCTTGAATGTTAATGGGTTAGACAAAGCTTCAACGTATTTCTTCATTGAACCTTCAACCAAGTTCATAGGAACAGGTGTATCGGATTCAGCGATAATAGAGTTAGGCTTTGTCACGTGGAAATGACTTTCCTTGATTGTTTTGACTTTCTCTTCAAAAGTCTCTGCTGATTCATAAGCAAGGCCTTCGCACAAACTAGCGAACTTTTCAAATTCAGTATCAGTCAGTGAATCACCAACAGACTCCATAACGCGAGCGCGGGTCAATCCAGTAACTTCTGCTTTCAACGTTTCAATTTCAGAAACTGATTCGTCAAGTGCAGTTGTAAGAGATTCGATTTGTTCTGCTTGTTCGTCCAGAATGTCCAGCTTTTCTTCAGGAACTTCGATGTAATGCTCAGTGAATAATGTTTTTAGTCCATCAATAAAGTTTTCAACAATCTCACCTTTAATACCGCGTTCAAGGGCTAATTCATTTTCTTCCACCCATGCTTCCACAATGGTGGTAAGGAATCCATCAATCTGATTTACTAGTTCTTCCCTTACTGCGTTTACTGCCTCGTCAAGTTGTTGAGCGTGCTCTTCTTCTAGACGATCCAATTCTTTTGAGACGCCATCAGCAATAGCAGCTTCAAGAATAACAGCAGCCTTTGCTTTGAAGTCTTCGGACAGCGCTTCACCAGCGGTCAGTGCATCAATGTGCTCTTTAACGCCCTGAGGATTCTTGTCCACATTGTTTTTAGTATTGTTGGGTTCTGCGGTTGAAGGTTCACCAGCATTTTTCTTATCTTCAAGCTTTTTACCCTTACCCGCATTGATCTTTCCATTGTCAGCATCTGCGGCTGCTTCTTCTTTCATGTCATCGA